AAAAATCTGTGGAACAGGTTAAAAGGTGACCCCCTTTCATAAGGGGAATGTATTCTCGGTATTTTTAAATGCGCCGATCGCCCGGGTCCTGGGCTAACTCTACCTATAAGAGCTATTCGCATTAATGCTAATTGTTACTAGAGTTTCCTAAAGAATTGATGGAAACTCATACCTATACATCCTAGGTACGTTGATGAAGTATATCAGAGTGAAATCTTCCGCGGTGGAAACGTATTCCTGCACGTAGTTGTTGCGTGCGGCGAAAGAACCACTATTACTCGAAATGTCAACATATTCATACGAGTCTGATTGGACTTCTAATGGTTTATAAATGCGCGGTGAGCTGAATCGCGACTTCTGGTAGTAGGGAAACTCCACCTCTATCATACCAGTGTTGCGAACGTATGTCAACTCTTGGCCCGCGAAAGACTCGCGAGCTAGAGCTGAACGTTGCAACAGGTTTATCTCATCGGTGTAAACCTCTCTTCGGATCCCCGGAATTTCCAGGGTAAAAGGTTTACGTGTCACACCTCGCATGGAAGTACTAACTGTAACACCCAGATTATCCACTATCTTCTTCCGTATCCCACCTCTCCAAGCCATGTAGGCTGGAGCACAATAGGTGAGAGGAATAGTACAACAGGGATTAACTGAATACACAGTAGTAGGGTCCGCAGCGTATTGAAGAACGCCAGTTGTTCCGGGGGGTAAGGTACCACGATAGTACGGGAACACTTTTGCGTTCAAATAGACTGTAGAATATTCGTTATCAAGGTCAAGGTTTTTCCAAGGCATATGATAGACATATCGGCGAAATAAATCGCGTAGGGATACGACATGTTCTCCGAAAAATACTTCCATTGTGTGATCTGTATTGGCTTCTGCATTGACTGTTAGGGTCATCGTCTCTCCAGGTTTGTTTTCCATAGAGGACTTATCAGTCTTTGCATCCACTCCTGCGTCAGAGTGGGAGATTAGAAGCGATTGGGACTCGAAAGGCATGACGCTCAAGTCCTGAATCCGTGTGCCGATAGGGACGGCAAACTTCATAGAGTCTCCTGCTGATGCCCAGACATTCACAGAAATGCCTGGAGAAGAAGCCTCATCTCCCGGTGTGGTGAGTTCGTTGAGAACCGTGATGGTCAGTTGACCATTCGATCTGCCAGAGGAAAACGGCAGAGGGGTATCATCGTTGACAAACTCTTCGTGTAGCGCGCCCAAGGGCTGGCCCACAGTTCCTATATTTAGCCAGGGGGCGGAATTTCCCCATCCAATTTCCACTTCAAAATCGGTCGTTTCTGCGATATCTACGACCTCTGTATACACCTTATTTTCGGTTGTTTCAGTGAAGAGATTGGGATCGTATGTTAGTAACAAACGTCCCTTATGGAAATTACTGGCCACTACTTGAAAACGCAACTTTATGGGACCATGCCAGAATTGAAACATCTGAGACATCCACGCCATGGGTGTCATGAACAAGGTATTTCCATTATTCAGTGTAGAGCTCAATGTAGGGGTGATATTCGCTGCGAACAGCTGATCACCCACAACATTTCCTCCAACTTCTTTAGGAAGTTCCCAGAAAAATTGCGTTAGTAGTGATTCTTTTTGGATAAGCTCGTAAATGCCCATATGATCTTCGCCGTCTGCGCCGGCGACACGTGGATCAATGGTCATCTCTTGCTTGGAATCCAGGGACAGCTTCATCACTGTATCATGTCTATCGGTATTAGCGAAAGGTGACGATGATATCAATTTGGTAACACTCGGACCGCTTATGACAGGCGGTCGCGAATAACCAAACAGCGATGCTGCTTGCCCCACTCCGGAAGCAACCATTTGAGTGGCCCGGGCATAGGGGCCTATGGCAGGTAAGTTCGAAAGCCAACCAGCTCCTGCAGCAATAGCTGAAGCTGGTTTACTAATGATTCCCTGACCATATTCATCTGATTTGGAAGACTTGCTCGTGGACATGGTCTTCTTCTTCTTTCCGGTGGACATATTTTTAGACTGCGATTCCAGCGCAGTTGGGGTCGTCAGAACAACATCCGAGGCCCACGCATATACAGTGATACTGGCAGAGCCATTCAAACCTGTAGCGTGTTCCAATGGATTTAAGTCCGACAACGAAATTTCGCCCATTTCCTTCCAATCAGAGTTGGGGATGCTCATATAATTCTTGGGGAACATGAATGGTAAGTCCATAGTTCCTCCTTCATTCGTTGTAGGGTTCAACAAGAGCTTTGGGCGTTGGGAGCGTAGGATAAAATCTGTGAAATTGAAGTTGCCCAACGGTATCTGATTAGACGTATGCAATGGCTCATAGGAGCACATGATTCGTCCATATAAAAAAGAATTACCGTTAATGACAAACTTGACGTGAAGCTTACAAGACAAATTGTTATAGTATCGAATTTTGTCTGCTATTGTCGCATTTTCAAAGAATAATCTCCATGGGTTGAATGAATCATTGACAGCTGGACTAGTAGTGTTGTCCCAGGTCGTTTCGTAGATGCGGGTCGGTCTCATAAGGAATGAGGCCAGCCCGGAATCTTCTGCTTGAACTGTGTCAAATGTAGCATCCTTGCTTCCCTTAATGGTCACTCCGTAACCAGGATCTAAATCTGTAAAAGAAGTGATCTGGTGCTGACCGGTTTCACCTTCGGCCGACACCACAGGTTCGGAGTGGGATTCCAGGGGTTTATCCTCCCCTAGTAGGAGTTCCAATCTGCCAAACATCTTATCGATGCGGTCCGCTCGACCTTTTAATTGGCGTAGTTCCAAACGAAGCTGGGTTACTTCCTCGAGAATAAGGAGGTATTGCTTCTTCACCAGTGGGTTGTCGTGCAGAGCCCACTTTATTAATTGTAAATTTTCGTAACTTTGGGTAATACATATATTAAAACACGTGCTGCTGCATCAAAAATGCACGTGAGTCCTCATCTTTTCAAAATTGCGGCATTGTCATCTACACGAGGGGAGAGTTGGTAAAACCCCCCGTGCATTGTCTAAATAACCGACTAAAGTTGGTCTCGAAGGTACCGAGCTTTATATCGCTCAAGGTACGCATCGAAATCATATCCCAGCAACGACAAGTCGTAGCGCAGGTTATGATCATCTGCAATCAGGCCCACTTTCTTCCTCCAATCTTCATACGACTCGCGACCGTGGTTGAACATTTCTCTGATGGAATTGTCCAAATTCACAATCGCTGCCGCGTCAGGTGGTAGGGTAGAACTGGCACTGCAATGCAGGGATTTGACAATGGACTTAATGTCAAGCGCTCCCATCCACATCTTCAACTCTTCATTGAAAACTGGTTTGCGCTTGAGGAAGTCCACCTCTTCAAGAGAAACAAAATCGGGTGCATTCTCCGATTTGTCTGCCGGTGTGTACTTGATATCAACTTCTTCAAAAGCGGCCTTAATGGTATTAAAGGTCATCTTATCTTGAATCTCGGGCATTGGGGCACCCAAGCTATCATCACCGTACGTCGTCAGGCGGTACACGTCACTGAAGCGTCGGTTTGATGCGCCACATATACGTCTGTATACGCATCGATGATACAAGCTGTTCACAAGGCTGTTGACATAAACAGTCATGTTCTGTCCCGAAGGATTAGAACCGGATAACTGCAGCAATGCTCCATGGTACGCAACCACAGGATTCATCACTTCATTTGCCAACATGGACATCATGCGAATGTCCTCCTTGCTGTAGTCAAGGCAGCGCTCAGCCAGGTTCGCCATCACCTGGAAAGCAGCTCCCATTGCATCAGCGGAGATTCCAATGTCGAACTTAGAGAAATCTCCGGCAATCAACTTCGTCTCTTTGCTGGGGGCTAAATGACGAATAAGCTCGTCAAAGTCCGGCCCTGAAGCATTAATTCCAACAGCACACTCAGACACCAACGGGAAAGTTGATAATAGAGCTGCCACCGGAAGAAAATACATTCGTAGCAAGAGTTGAAGCACAATAGGAGCACAAGTAAAGATTCTCACCTTATCGTTTTCAGACCCATCGTCCTTATACAATTTAGTGATCTCGTCCTTGATTTGCGCCTTGTAAGTGGCATTGATTCTAAACCCGGCAAGTAATGCTTCTTTCGCCTTAAAGACAGCATCCCACACCCATGGTTTAAAATCAATGATTTCACCGTTTTCATCCAATTCACAGAACTTGCTCTTAGGACCTCTGAATGGCCATCCGATGGCAGTTGCAAACTTCATCCTATCAATGAAGGAAACACCATCCACGCCGAATAATGTTTCATATTTGCTCAGAGGTAAGCGAATGAGAGACTCCTTCACCGAGGGAGAAGCCTTATTGAACTCGTAAACAAAATTAGTTGTAAAGTCCAACACTGCCGCCTGCAGTTCACTCACTTTGAATCCCTTGGGTTGGGATCCTCGTTTTGTCAAGTCTAGATGGTAGGCATTGTACCATGGATTCAACTTTGGTGCTCCCCACTCATTCGGAATTCCCGTCACACGGGCGACGGAATGCGAAATCATAGTGGGTTTCACAGAGGAATATGCTGTGCACTCTCCAGTTGCGGTGCCAAGAACTTCTACGGGCCCATCCATCGCCACGAAATTAATCGGGTGAGTTTTGGGTATTTCTGCACCTAAATCAGCATGTTTCTCCCCTTCAATCACTTCGTGATACTTCCCTGCATCCGCCAGATCGGGTAAGTGTTCAAAGTGTTTTCGGGCTTCGTCAAAATCTTCAGCTGTGAAAGAACCACCACCTCCTGTGTTGCCTCGTCCACCAAGATGAATTCCTCCAAAGACAGCTCGGCGCCCGCTCATAACAAGCAAAGCAGCACCACAAGCTCCTTGAAAGGAAGGCTCTCGCAAACGATATTGCCACCCAGGAAATGTTCCTCCTCGAGTTGTAAGGATACGTGGACTATAAGACATCCGGGTTTCATCTATGTGTGTTCGATCACCATCACGATACACATATCTACCCGTAGTACTCATAGAAAAGAAGTAACTAGTGTCACCTTCTTTATCACGCAAATGTTTCAACAAATTCCGTCCTTGAATCTTCGCACTGTATATAACGGCGAGATCCTTTCCTTCTATCATCTTAACATTTACTTTGTCCAATCCAATCGTCACACTCCATGGAACCTTTGCTTTTCGAATCATACGAATCTCAGTAGCTCCAGTTTCCACAAGCGCATGACGGGGAACTAACAACGCGCCATTGTGTAACACTGTACCAAATGTTCGCGAAGTTGTTTCTCCTACATACTCAATCGTATAACTGTTAGCCGCCGCCACTTCAGTCAATTGCTCAAGCGTCGCAGTACCTGGATCCTCTGCGTCCGGATTCTTCACGTGAGTGTCTACCCAATCATTAGGGAGACGCTTACGATTCTCAATATCCTTAGCATCCTCAGGGTGCAACAGACTATCACTTTCAATAGGATTCAAAACTCGAAATGCTTTGTAAATCTTCACTGCAATCAATGCACTCGCAAGTACAGTAGCAGATCCAACCACAAGCTTTCCGAATCGATTCCGGTTGTCTTTAATAATCAGTGGCATGGCAGCTCGTTCTTTCATCAATTTCTCAATGATCATCTCACGTCCCTCCTGTGCATATACAGCAGAAGAGTACGAGACTCCATTGGCAATGACGGCTCCCAGCAACAGGTTAGCTGGGACGAACAAGGACTTAGGCAAACACCAAGATAACGCATGTCCAAGCATTCCAAGGAATGCACCAGGAACAAGCGTTTTCTTTGCGAGACTCCAGTAGGAAGCATTCCGAATGTCTTCCTTATAAATTCTCTGAAGAAAATCTTGGCAGTAACGGTGGTCGAAAACAGAATCAGGCATCCACATAAACAAGTTGACCCACTTGGGGCATTCCAGGTTGCGGTAAACTTCAAGAAGATTGGAATCAACATATTCATTCACCCTCCATGGATTCAACTTACGGAAACGAGTCCGGAGCACGCTCATCGCGGTATTAGCGACGAAACCCATTACTCCAGAATGGCTATCAAGAGCAGCTTCATCCTCCAGTTCAACCTCTTTCGCAATGCGATCGAATTCAATCTGGTCAGCAGCAGCCATGCGGGCACGCTCCTTCTGAAACTCCTCATCAAGAAACTCATTCTCAACATAGTTCTCCTCCTCGACGGTCTCGGAATCAGATTCGGACTCTGGTTCCTCAACCTTCTCAAGAGCAGGCATCATTTCCTTAGCTGCGTCACAAATTGGCTTAGCTCGCTTACATCCGCAATCACACAGAACGAACTTTTCGTTCATTGCGTTAATGTTAGCAACCACAGCCTCTTGTGCCTGGAAGAAAGCCTTCGCTTTCATTCCAACAAGATCACAACACTGGACAATATTCAAGTTGTCACAGTAAACACCATCAATAGTCATGATCTCCCAACACAATTTCTTCTTAACTGCCCCTTGTCGATTCAGGGCAACTTTCGATTTCTTTGCGGCAACATCTTCCATGTACGGGCGAGACAATGAAATGTTCCATAGGTCTGGAACCATGACAATCTTGCTCTGTACAACACCATCTACGTAAATTGGATTTCCGTCCTCATCTCGTTGGGCATAGTACATTCGCACCTTATCTTCATCAATCTCGTTCAACAATTTTCCATCAACCTCTCGTCGAAATTGGTCTCGGACTGTGGGACGAATATATACATCTCCGCGTCTCAAACGTGAATAGGGATTCACAGACATTGCGGACTGCATAGTTTCATCATTGGTAGTACATACCACAATCTTCGGTTCTACAGGAACTCGACCTTTCTCAGCAACATCTGCTTTTGGGGCATAGCAGGGCTGATTGTTCTTCAACATGATCAGTTTCATTCCTTCATCTTCTTGAGCATACTGGATGTCAGTGTTATAGATATCATCCAGGACTACGATAGTAGTAAAACCTTTGTAGGAGGTCCAATACTTATCGTTACCTTGAATGAAAGCCTGGTGTCGATCGGTACTCGCGAATCCGTTCTGAACAGCAACAGAACGCGAGGTAATCTGACTATGGGAAGTTTTTCCGATTGATGAGTCTCCTAAGATAACCATCACATAGGGAGCCGTGCGAACGCCGCTCGCATTTCTCCATCGAATCAACTTATCCATCCAACACAAAACATTTTCCTTTTTATTAAGCATAATGGTATGCGTCACCCCCGATGTACGGACAGTGATCGCCTCCAAGCTCATAATAAGGGAATCCAATCTACCATGAAATTCAGTGCTATCAACACCCATCTTCTCCAGCGTACCGGGTTCGATATGATCTGACAACACTTTACATTTCATATATTCATCCTCTGCCTCCATGATTTGGGGATCATCATAGAGGACAGCCTGCAATTTGCCAGTGGCAAATGCATAGCATCCAGAGTCAGCAAGATGAGTAACCATTTGCATAACGGCATCCAGGCAATCGGGAGCGGTCATAGCTTTGTCCGTCATCTCTCTAGTAAAGATTTCAACACCAGCAATAGACCATTTACAGTAACGTTGATCCAATAATCCTAGAGACACCAATGCACACATGCACTTGGTGACTTTTGGAAAGAGTGAGCTATTGCGCAACACGGACCAATTGTTCTTGTACTTCTGGATTCGTTCTAACCACGAAGGACCATCACTGTGACTCTCCAATTCAAGCGAATCATAGTCTCCTTCTTTGACATTCGGGGTTTCGTTCAGGGACATGAGGAAATTCCATACATCTGTAGTAAGTCCATCTTCAGACACGTAGTGCTTATCAATGAATTGCATCAATGAGAAAGCAATACTAGTCATACTTTGAGCGTAGTAACAGGCACAGAAACAGTAAAATAGCGATGTCAAATATTGCGTGTGCGTTGAAGAAATGTGTCCTCGAACAAGTTCCTTCAAAGCAGCAAGAGTCGCATCGCCCGCAAACGAGTGAGATTCCAAGGGTCCATATTTCTCCTTGAAGTTCTCTTCAGCTTCCATCAACAGGTAGTCACTGACTTTATTCTTCGCATGGAGGGAACGGAGTTCCACAACGCGTCGAAAAGCCTGGTTCTTCGCCTTGGTAAGCTTAGTAACCACTACCTTCTTCCTTTCCACCTTCCTCGCGTATTTAGCACGAGAATAATCCTTTTCACTCTCCATCTGAGACTCCAAAATTTGCTGGTTACCAAACTTCAATTGGTGATCGAAGTTGTAACCCTCAAATTTGAGCCAATGGGGCAGTGTCATAATGCTTTCGGGCATCATCCTATCAATTTTTTCGCAACTGAGCAGCGTGTGTGTACTAATTTCTCCACACATGGAGCGTTGGTTTGTAATTTGGTTAGTTACGGTGGTTTTCCCCCTGGTAGGGGCGATC